CCACAGATTGCGGCCGAGTTCAGCCCGCCGCAGCTTGCCGTAGCAGAAACTGACCGCTGCCGCCCTGGCGCTATTTTCCGTAAATCCGGCCGAGCCCATGAGCGGGGCGCCCACCCGCTGCAGCGCCCGATTGCCGATATCGACAGGCGTGAGAAATTCAGGCATGCCGCCTTAATCAAGGCGATAGCGGCGTGCCGCAACGCACCCCTATGCGGCGGCCTCCCGCTCTGCCACCAGGGCGGCAAAATCCTTCATGAGCCGGCCAGGCGGCTCCTTCCAGTCGAGCGGGCGGGACTGCCGGTAGAGCCGCATGGAGTCGTACCAACAGGTTTCGCGTGTGGCTTTCCCCCAGGGCCATAGGCCGTCATGACGGACCAAGTTCCACACCGGCTTACCCATGGCGCCGGCCAGGTGGGCGACCGCCGTATCGACGGAAATCACGAGATCGAGCTGGTCGATAAGCCAGGCCGTATCGGCAAAATCCTGCACGGCTGGCATGGGGTTCGTGACCCTGAATTTCCGCAATGCGGCGTCGTCGTTGTGCTGGTGCTGTAGCGACACGAGGCAAACCCCCTCGCGGGCGAGCGGCGCCAGGTCGGCGAAGGACAGGCTCTTTTCCGCTGCCATCGCGTCGGTCGACGGTTGCAGCGGACGCTTGCCCGAGGACCAGCAGATGCCGACCCGGAAGCCCGGCCCCCATAAGAGCCCGACATCGCGCTTCGGCGGCCGCAGATAGCCAGCTTTGAGCGGAACCGTCTCTGGACTCATGTCGGTAAAAGCGGGGACGTCGAGGAGCGCCGCAGCATAGTCCGGCTTCCAGAGCGGGGTGTCGTGCTGCATGATCACGGCGTTGCCGATCTCCTGCTCGCGCGCCAGGCGGTACATGAGTGGGCGCACCGAGAGAATGACCCGCGCGCCTAGCGCGGCGACCGTCTTGGCAAATCGCATCCCCAAGATTTCGTCGCCGAAGCCCTGTTCGACATAGAGCAGGATTGTCTTGCCGAACAGATCCTCGCCCCGCCACAACGGATAATCGTGCTGCGGCCGCAGCGGGAATCCTGGCGCTCCAAACCTGTGCCGGTGGGCGTTGAACCCCTCCCGCCAATGGCCCTGCGCCATCAGCGCAATACCGAGATTGGTGTGGAGCTGCGCCAGGCTCGCGTCGATCTTGAGCGCCTTCTTGTAGTGCTCGACCGCGGCGTCGATCTCCATGGTCGTGCACAGCACGTTGCCCATTTGGTAGTGCGTCTCGTAGGTCTCCTGAATGGCGAGCGACCGAGCGAAACTCACCTTAGCGATGTCGTGATAGCCGGCCGCGGCGGCGATGATACCCCGATCATGCCAGATGTCATGCCGGCCGGGCGCCATCTGTGCGGCTGCCTCCATGTGCAGGAAGCCGTTGAACGGCCGCCCGGCTTCGTTCTCGAGGCGACCGCGCAGCGACCATGCGTCAACATGCTTGGGGTTGGCGCGAATCGTCTCGGCAAAGTCGGCAAGCGCACCGTCATGATCGCCCTTGCGCATTTTCAGGACGGCGTTGGAGAAGATGTATTCGGAGATATCCATTATTCACCTACTGCTGATTTTTATTCAGTTCCGTCATCTGACCCATAAGATTGCTGCTCTGCATCTCCTGCTGTATAGCAATAATCTTTCGGGTTAGAAGCAGGGCGCATTCTGCCACTTCGATACCCCGAGCACGCACCCCAAAATCAATGAATTCGCGAAGCTGCAACAGCTCTTGTGCTGTGAATCGCATCATGCACCTGCCAAGGCGTTCCAGATAGAGTTGACAGCGAACTGGATGTCGCTGTCGGGAATACCGTTGCCGTTCGGCGGCTGTCCCTGCGCGGGTAGCGTGGCCTCCGCCGAGATAGTTGGATTAGTCAAGACAGCGAAGCAGGCGCCGATCAGATTGAAATTGCCGGTGAGAACCCTTGTAGAGAAGGCCGCGCGGGCCGCGTGGCCGGTGACGCCAGTACCTTCGGCGTAGACATTGATCGCGGCCACGCACATTGCGTAATTCACGCGCGACTGGAATTCGGTCGGGTTCTGGGTAACGAGCTGTCCGAGTTGAGCAAAGGTCGCCATTTATGCCTCTTATGTTATGAGATGCCAGGATGCGCTGTAGATATAGAGGTTGCCATTGACGGCATCATACATAAGCGGCGCACATCCGGGGAAAGACTTGGGCACGCCGACTGGCGGCCCGGAGCATACAGGAATGTACAAGCCGCCAGGAGCAACAACAGGTCCGGCACTTTGCACGCCGCCGGTGCCGACGCCGATACCACGCGGACGAAGCTTGAGGGAACCGGGTCCGCCCGTATATGTCCCGATATTGTATGTATCGTCTGGCATGAAAAATTGATTGGCCTGCATCATCAGGCCGTCGTTACCATCCGCCCCGCTAAGCTGACCGCTGCCGATAAACAACCGCGTGGCGAATATCTGCGGCCCGCCGCCGCCGGTATTGCGCCCGATCGCGACCAGATTGGCGGGAACATTCCCGAGCCAAAACGTTGGGGCATTTATGTCGTCTGAGCCAGTGCCAAAATTGTAAAAGAACCAATCCTGATTGGCGCCCGGCTTGAACGCCCCGGCATAGGTGATCGGAATGTCGCTTAGACGAAAACTGCAAAGACCGATGCCGCCCGCATCTACATAAGGCCGCCGGCCGCCGCCCTGATTTATCAGTCCTTCAAAAGCGTAGACACCGCCGCCAATACCGTTCATACAGACGATCGAGCCGGTCGGATTGTTCTCGGAATGAAAGCCATTGACGCAAAAGAGTTTGACCGTCGAACTTCCCTGATCGTCAAAATAGATGCCGTTAACCGGAGCATTGCCTTCGGAAATGCAATGATCAATATAGACCGCATCGCTACCAAAAACTGCATAGCTGGCAAGTTGCCCTGCGTTGCAGTAATCCCGACAACTCTCAATAGTCGAACAATTAGACTGCGAATTGCTAGTGCTGGCCCCCGGCCAATACGGCACACCAGTTTCGAGCCGTATCAATGCGGTTGAATTATTAAGACCGCGGACGGAGGAAATACGAGTCTGTAGAGCGAAAGCCCCGTCAAATCCGACATCGAGATTATAGAAGGAGGTCCCGACAACTCGCGATCCGTAGGAGGCACCGAGAAATATACCCTTCTGGCCCGCAGTATTGTTGCCCTGCAAAACACCGTCGATGAAAACGAACTTTGCGCCGACGAGAACCGAAGCGTTGTTCTGATCGGTGGGCATGCGCGAGAAGATGCTGATCGGGTTGGCAGTGCTTAATATCGCCCCTGTCATTTCGATGGAGACGGTGGACGGCTCCACAAATTGCGGGATAACTCCGGGTGTGTTGAAGTTATAATTTCCAGGAGGGAAAACCAGCACTCCTCCCTTAGCCATATCGAAGCTGGAAAGAGCCGCAGTAACGATCGGCCCATTGTCTCCGGTGCCGTCGTTATGGCCCCCAAAATCTAGAATACTTATACTCATGGCTGCACTACCACATCGGTATGTAGCGGGTTGTGCCGTTGTCGTCGTAGGCAACCCATTTGGTCGGATTGCCGGCAGTCGGACCGTTAGTAAGCGTTGCGGCTTGAGCGGCAGAGTGATCGGTTAGAGCCGTCGTAGTTCGGAGAATGAATCCTGCACCGGTGCTGGTGTAAGTGCCGCCGGAATTTTGCGTGAGAAAGACATGGCCGTCGCCGTCAGAAATGATGGCATTATTAGTTAATCCTGAAGCGAGCGTCACCAGATTGCCGGCGCCGCCGAGGATTGCGTTCCCCCGCCCCGTAGTGACGCCAAACCCTGCAAAAACTCCGACGAAACAATTTGAGTCGCCGGATGTCAGATTTGCGCCGGTATTCGCCCCGATGCAAATGTTGCTAGCCGCATCGGCGTTGGGCATGACGCCAGAGCCGATCGCAATGTTGTTAGTATGAGTTGTGATCGACTTGCCGGCTAGACTTCCAATTCCGATGTTGTTGGATCCCGATGTCAGGCTATTTAGGGCAGATGATCCAATCGCAGTATTTGTGTTTCCTGTACAATTGGCCATTGTAACGGCGCCAATAGCCAGATTATCGTGACATCCTGCTCCTGTGGAAAACTGCATGGCGCCAACGCCCAAGGCGACATTGAATTGCCCGACATCCAGGGAATTTAGGGCAAGCGCACCAAAGGCAAAATTATGATCCCCACTGGTAAGGGAACCCAATGCACCGGCGCCGACTGCAGTATTGTTTTTGCCGCTTGTGACTGCGGCAAGAGCACCCGACCCTGTAGCCAGATTGTGGTCGCCCGTTCCAGTCAGATTGCCGGCCCCACCTTCGTAGTAATTATTCAGACTGATTTGCGCCTGAATAATCTGCGAGCCGCCATAAAATACCCGGCCACCGGCGGGGATCTGTATCTGGCCTTCTACAAACGAAGTACCCAGCAAGATTTGCGGTGTAAGCGCACCGGGAAAAGTCGCGCCGCCGAACCAGGCTCCCCCGCCTATCAAAGTGTAGGAAATTCCGGTAGGCGTTGCTCCCGACCAGTTTATCGACATTCCGGAATCGCGAACATCGAAACTGGAAAAATCGTTGAGCAAAACAAAACCATAAGTAAAACTGAAAGTACCCGTCACGGTAACGTTTATTGTAGATATGAAGCCCCTGAAAGTGGCCGCTTGGCTTTGCGACGCAAAGAACCAGTTGGTGTTGGCGACGGTGACATTGAAGGTATATAGCCCTGGTATCAGCTCGACAGTGACTTCGGCGTATAGGGAAACCCCGCCGGAGTTAGTTCCCGATTGGGTGAATATGATATCGGACGTGTAGCTGATCCAATTCCCGAGAGCGAGCAGAGAGCCCGCCTCCATCGAAACTATGTCGGTATTGGTTAGACTGTTCGTCAGATTGACGGCATTGATTGCAAGCATGGGAATATCGTACAAACAAGAAATACATTCGCCCTGATTATATATTCCGTCGTTCGGGCCGTTGGTGATGACCGTAGAGCCCGAGCCGGCACCATAGATAAACAATCCGGCAATGCCGGTAATCGGGGCCATGCCGGCACCGACAAACGACCCGGCACCAATGCTTAGGGTGATGAAATGGCCGCCGCCATCGACGTTCTGAGACAGGAAGAAAATTGCGTGCTGGATCGTCAGCCAGGGATTAGCAAGCGTCCCGGTCCCGGTACTGTCATTACCAGTGGTAGCGACATGAAACGTCGTGTCGGCTGTAAGAAGTCTTTTCACAAACGATGAAAGTGGAGCTTTCCAGTTCGCCCCCGTAGTCGCCAGCCGGACATATTCGGTGTAATCGACGGGAGATCGCAACGCCTCGTTGAGGGTTGTTGTATTACCCATTACGGACCATCGCGAAGTTCAAGCGAGCCGTCCTCGCGCAGCTCGAGCGAGCCGTCCTCGCGCAGCTCAATGTCGGTTGAGCTGGAGCCGCCAATCTCTGTTTCGGAAAGATCGCCAAGGTGGGCGAAAAGCTTGGTCGCGCTGAACATCAGACTTTCAGGAAATTGCGCGCCCGCTCCATCTGCTCATCGAGCTGCTTACGATCCTCGATAAGCTTGGCGCGTTCCGCCTCGAGCACGGCCACTGCCCGCTCCCGCCTGCCAAGCTCTACCTCCTTGCGCGCCACTGCCTCCCTGTGACCATCTTCGCGCTTCGTCAGATCGCGATGCCGCTCGTCAATCTCGCGATTGCGTTCGTCAAGCCGCATTGCCCGGTCGATCATCCCGGTTTCCTTGGCCGCAGCACCAACCGCCATGGCCCTGCCACGCGCCTCGGCTTCGTGCGCCTCGTCCAGCTTCTTCTCGGCCGCGGCATGGGCGTCGCTGGCCTGCTTGGCAAGCGCAGCATTCTTCTGCACGAGATCGCGGTATTCCTTAAGCGCGGCTTCGGACTTCTTCGGATCGGCGATGATCCGCAGAATGTCGAATGCGTTGTCGAATGCGTCGTTGCTCATGAGTTGGTGATCACAGCCACTTTGAATGACTGCCCTCTCGGTACACCGTGATATTCGGTAGCACCTGCACTCTTGCGCCCATTCGTCGCCGCGGCCGTCGGATTGGTGCCGAACAGGACCGAGCAGGCCGAGTCGGTGTTCAACCGCACTACCTGCGTCCCGGCATTGAAAGCGCTGGACTGCACCGACGAACCTCCAATCGAAAGCGTCTGCTCAGCAAGCGGCGGTTCGACAGGAACCATGACCAGCCGGCCGCCGAGCATGAGGCTGACTTCGGCATATTCGGCAATGTAGAGGGTAGCCACAACGCACCCCTCTTTTTACTGCTGGAAGCCCCAGGAATTCACGTCGACCGCGCTGGCGGTGCCATCTGCGGTCGTGGTGATGGTGATCGCGGTATTCGTGGCCGATGCGGGGATACAGGGGGTGAACGTCTGCGTCAGCGCCACGCCGCCGGCCGTCGAAGTAAGCTGGTAGACCATGGACGAACCGATCAGGCCGGCAATCGTGATTGGTCCGACCGCCGCCGTGCCGCCGAGCGCCGAGACGGCAAAGCCACAGATCCATGTCGTCTTGTTGGGAATGGCTCCCAGCGAGCCGACAACAGCGCCGGTCGTGCCAGTCGAGTTGCCGGTGATAGCGACGGCGCCGGTCGGATACTGACCAGCGCTGCCGCTGTTCGGCGAGATCGCGACAACCTGCGCGCGGTCGTTGACCGCCGGCGCCTTGCCGGGCTTGGTGACTGTGACCGAATAAGGGGCGGTATCGCTCAGGGCACACGAATAGACCGAGCCATTCGTGTTCTGGCATTCAGTGACCTCCCCCGGTGAGTATTGCCCGGTTCCGGTCGGATATTGATCGTTGGCGAGCGCTGCCCCGAAGCAGACTAGCAGCCCGGCAATGACCGTCCAGGCCCAGGCCCTTTGGAGCACAGTACGCATTTATCAGGGCGCGAAGTAGTACATCGCCACGATCGGGAACGACATATGCGCCGCCTGCGCGGGCGGGACGATCGTGACCGCTGTGCCAGCCGCGGCCGACTTGAGCGGAACCGAGAAAGGCATGGGCACGCGATCACACTGGCTCGCGCCCGCATTGGTCGTGATCGTCGCGGCGCTGAGATACGAGGTCTCGATCGTCAGGCCCGACAGGTTGGTCGTGGTGAAGTTCTGCTGGATCGATGATGTCGAAGCCGTGCCATCTCCGCAAGCCGCCACGTAAATGGCGGTGAAATAGACGAACTGGCCGGCCGGCGGAGTGATCGTGACCGTGCCGGTCGCCTGCGTGGCGTTGACCGCGGGGCCGGTCGAGGAGACCAGCACCGCCGCATTGATCATCGTGCCAGACTGCTGCGTCTGGACCTGCGCGACGGCCGGGGCCGCAAAGAGCAGGGCGGCCAGGAGCGCGAGCGATTTCACGTGAAACGGCTTCATAGGATGGCTCCTTACGACGGCGGCCCTGACGGGCTCAATGTCAAGTCGACGGTTGCACCTTGCTGCTCGATCGCCCGCATGAACGCTTCGCAGGCAAGCCAGATGTCCTGCCGATTGAGGTTTTTACTGTTCGTGTCGGTGATATTGTACCGGAGCTCGATATCGCCGGTGCCCGGCGCCGATGTGCCGACGGTGATGTCGGACATTTTCGTGCCCGACACCCCGCGCGAGATTGAAAAGGATACTGCCGTCATGGGCTATCCTCAGATCACATACGACACGCGAGCGTAGAGATTACACGCCTGGCCGGTGACGGCCGCGGTGGCGACGTAGAGCAGCAAGTCGAAGTAGCCGCCGGGATCAGCCGGGTTGCCGCGGCCGTCGGTAAACCCGAAGGTCTGCCAGAGCGGCTGCTGGGTGATGCCGGAGAAGTTGTAGGTGGTGCCGATACCGTTGAACACTTCATCGATCGGCGCGATGCCGGCGGTGTGCGAGGTCGGGACCGCGGTGCCGAAGATCTTGTTCGGCGAGGAGTAGGTCGCGATCGTCGTGGTCGCGCCGGTGTTCGCCGTGGTCGGGATCAGCCCCTGCAGGAACGACGGCGTGCCGTCCATGATCGGCGAGGCCGCGTCCGAGAAGATCAGGCTCATGTCGAAGGCAACGACCACCGAGGTCGAGGTCTCCGGCGCCTTGTCGGAAGCGAGAATGACCGACTTGACGATCGCCCCAGTCGGAATGCGCACGACCTTGTAGTAGGAGCCGGTCGATTGCAGGCCGGTCGCGGTTGCCGCGGTCCAGTCATCCACAGTAACAAAGCGGCCGGCAGCGCCTTGCCCGGCGCTGTTTGGCACCATCGGCACCGTGTCGAAGTTGGTGATCGACTGAGATTTAACTGCGTCTTGCGCCATGTCGATCGCTCCTTACGGGGTGATATCCGTGCCCGAAGTATCCGAGCACAGGATCGAAACGACCTTGCCGTTCTGCATGCGCAGCGCGCCGAACATGGTCTGCGTGAGGAGCTGCCAAGGGCGGCCGGAAAGGTCGTAACGAATGTCGATGTAGTTCTCCATATCCTTCCAGATGCCCAGGTGTAGCCCCGATTTCACGAAGCAGATGGCGGTGCGGACGTTGGATGCGGTCGAAAGCCGCTCAGAGACCACGACGTTGAAGCCGAGGAATTGCCGCACCTGACCGTTCACCAGCACCGGCCGCTCGTTGAATTCGGTCGACACGACCTGCACCTGGTTGAGCAGATCGGCCTTCTGCTGCGAGCCGATGACGATTGTCGGCGGATCGGACTCGAGATCGTTGTGGTAATGCTCGAAGATGCGCCGCGCCTCGATCAGCTTGGCAACCGTCAGGCCGGAAGCCGACGATGAGCCGAAGGTCGAAGCAATCTGGAAATTGGTCGTGGAGTACGTATCGGTCGTCAGCGAGCCGATGTCGGTGCCGATCTGACGCGACGCGGTTGCCGCCGAGATCAGCGCGTCATCCCAATAACGGCCGGTCGCAGCCGCGGCCGCCTGCACATAGGCAGACTTCGGATCAACGATGGTCTCGAGCTGGTCAAACGTGTCGATGAGCTGCGGGAGCTCGCCAGACTGCGGGAACAGCCAGGGCCGGATCACGTCTGGCTGCGTGTGATCGAGCGGCGCGAAGCGGCCTTTCGGCATCTTCATCGAGACGGTAGCAAACTGATTGATCGGCGAGGCCATCTTGCCGACGTAGCCGCCCGACTCGGAAACATGCGGGCGCAGCAGCGATTTCGTCTGCTGCAGCAACAGCTCGAGATTTGACGTGTATTGAGCTGTAAAGAGGGGATAGAGACCTTGGTTTTCGGTCAGGACGGCCATGGGGAAACCCCGCAAAAACAAGTTGCAGAGAGACCCAACGGCTTGCCCGGCAGCGAACCGGAACCGAGGTCGATCGATATACGGCCTTGCCCAGCGACGGGGGCCGTTACGACTTCAATCCGGCCTTATCCTTTCGGGAGCCGGGACACTTGAAGTTGCCGAAGCGGAGCCCAGGAGTACCCCGCCCCGGCAGTAACAGGGAGGAAACACGCATCGGAAACGTCGCCCTCATACGGCGCGGTGCTTTTTGCCTCAACGCACTACTTTTTTCGCGCGTGCTTGGCTTTGATTTTGTTGCCGACCGCATTGCCAATCCGCACCGCGGCACCCTCTGATTTGCCGCTGGCGAGCGCCTGATTTGCAGCTTCGGACGCGCCGCGCGCAGCCTTGCCGGCAAGCTTGTGATTATGCCGCGAGGCGAAGGTCTTGGCTGACCAAGGCATCACTTACTCTCGTGCTTTTTCAACCATTCAATAGCCAGAGACGCGGCAAGCTTGGCCGCCGGCTCAGAGAGCATCGTGCGGTCGAGAATATGATGCCAGAGATAAAACCACTTCTGTTTTTCGGTCATCGCTGCGTTCCGATCCACGTCCGGTGCAGATTGTCCCAGCGCTTGCGCTCGGTGGCATCGCCGTTGAGCAGCCGCTGTTGGAATGCCGTATCGCGCTTGAGCGCGTCGATCTCCTGTTTGGCGGCTTCTTTCGAGAGCAGCGCCGGATCGCCGGCCGCACCAGGGCCGCCACCGATCAGGCCGCCAGGCTCGCCCATGCGCGTGCCGATTACCCGCAGCATTTCGAGCGCATGCGACGCGCCGATCCCGCCGACATTCGTCAGCGCGTCCCAACCCTTCTTGATCTGCTCCGGACTTAGCCCGGCGGACTGTCCGACCTTGGTGAGGGCGTCCTGGGCAATGAGCATGTTGCGCGGCTTCTGCTGCCCCCAATTGGCATCAAGCGCCTCGCGCTCGCGCTGCACGGTCGCGGTAACTTCGGCTGCGTCCGCCTTGTCGCGGCCTTCCATGTAAGCAACCATGCCCTTGACGATATCGGCGGCACGATCCTTCGGCACCCGGCCAGCATGGAACAGGTTGCGCACAGTGTCGGAAAAGCTCTGCTCAAGCTCCTTACCGTCGGAAAACTTGACCGCCGAAAAGTCGTAATCCTTAGCCTCCGGCGGCACGCCGACCTTGTTCCAGAACGCCCGCACGTCAAGCTCGGCCGCGTTCGGCTTGGGAATGCGGATCAATTCCTCGGGCGGCACGCCAATCAATCGTTCGGCGCCAGAGTATCCCTTGGTGAGTTCGGTCGCGACCTTGACCGGATCGGTGATGTCGTAGCCTTTTCTTTGCCAGAACCCGACCGCCTCAGCGTCCACTTTGCCTTGATACCAAGGCGTCGCCGCGCCATTGCCCGCTCCCGCAGCGCCCGCCGCTGCTGCTGCCGCCGCCGCTGCCGCGGCTCCGTCGGCCCCTGCATTCCCTGCATCTCCTACTTCTGCCATCAATTATCTCCTTTGCGGATCGCGGCCCCGTAGAGCTGCACGATCTCATCCGGCTCGAGGTTCAAGTATTCCTGAATGCGCATCCACACCTGGCGGCGGCCTTCGTTTATCAGCATATCGGTGCCCGGCTCTTTGGTCGTGCGGAACGCATAACAGAACCAGGCGAGATCCATCATCGCCTCGCTTTCGAGCAATCCCGTCGGCCCGAACAGCGATTGATACGACTTCTTTTTCTCGCGCAGCCGCGCGATAAGCTTGTCGAGCGGCAACTTCAATGCACCAATCTCCGGCGGCCCTGCTCATCGAAACGCCCGTCCATCGTGACCCATTTCTGGATCAGACCGAACATATGCAGCCGGTCGCTGTCGCTGATCTTGATCGCATCGGCAAGCTTGCGAAATTCGTAGCGCAGCTTCTCCTCGTTCTCATAGACACAGATGGCTTTTTTGTTTCTGTCCTTGTCGCACAGCCACGCCCAAATCGTGCCGTCGGGCATGATCGAGCCGTAGCCGATGATCATCGGCAATTCGATGTCGACAAAGCCGGGATGCGCCGCCTTGAGCAGAAGCTTCACCCCGACATGATATTCGGCGACCATCGCCGCCAACAGAACGGCGAATGTCCGCTCCTTGCTCTGCGCCAGCGCCCGGCACTGCCAGGTCTGGCGCAGAGCCTCGGCCGGCATGCGTAACAGCATGTCGTTCATTCACACCCCGCCGGAGACAATCTTGAAGGTGTGCGGCTCGGCGAGTGTGTCGTCGTGCTTTAGCCCCTCAAGGTGTCCGGAGGCTCGCCCGCCGCCGGTGTAGGGGAAAAGGTGAGCATCCGCCGTGCCGTCCGGCTTGAGGCCGATGATGATGCCGGCATGCATAGCCTCGCCCTCACGAACCTGAACGACGGTGCCGATCTGATGCCTGTGAGGTTCCCGGGGGACTGTTCTGATTGCCGTCGAATCCGCCGGATGCTTTTTGTCCTCATGCTTGGTCATTTTCGTCTCTCTCACGCTAGGCCCCTACGCCCTCAAATCTGCTGTGGCAGTTGCGGCTCGGCCGGTGCCGGCCCCCCGCCGCCCTGCGGCTGTCCGGCGCCGGCCTTCGCCGCCACGGCGTTCGCCTTGATCATTGCGGCCTGCGCCGGCATCGCGTCGACCTGCTGCTTGGCGGCTTGTGCCTGCGCGCGGCTCTTGCGCTTAGCCATCATGGCGCGGTCGTCGCTGATCCAGCGCTCCGGGACGCCCTGCAATCGCCCGATCTCCGGCATCGCAGTGTCAAAATCGAGCCGGTCGAGCACCGATGGATCCCCGGTATCGACGGCAATCTGCTTGCCGAAGTCGGCCCAGCGCATGAAGCCGGCGGCTTTCTGCGCCTGCGCGGCGTCGGCGAGCGGCGAAGTGTCGGTGACTTCGTAGTAACCGGCGGCCTCACGCAGCCGCATTGGCATCGGCGGTAAAAGCCGCATCGCGGAAAGCAGGCTGATCTCGCGATCGGCGAGGCCGCCGACATACTCGGCGTGCTGCCGGCCGAGTTCGGGGGCCACTAGCATGCCGCGCTCGTTGAGCAGTTCGACCACCTGGGTCGCCGTCATGTTCGGGTTTTCGGTCAACACCTTGAACAGCGATGTGAGGAAGTGCTGCTCGATCAAGCCGCGCTCCTCGAGCATCATCTTCTCGGTGATCTGGATATCGCCGACCGGCAGCGCATGAACCATCGGCCGGCCGTCGGCGTTCACCCCGCCCTTGTTCATCGCGCCAGGCGTCTGATCGAAGTCGATCAAGCCGTCGTCGCTGGTGAGCAGCACCGGATCGGAGGCGCGATGCCCCGTCTTGAGGAACACCGCCTTCTGTGCGTTGAGGGTCTTGAGGGCGGGGAGTACCAACTGTGCCGGGCCACGACCATATTGCTCATTGGGCATTTGGTCGTACCGAGATACGGCATAGGGGAACGTGATGTAACCGCCTTCAGGCTCCATCAAACACTTGCCTTCGACAGATACGTAACACGATTGAAACGCTTTCCCTTTTTCGTCCAAGCGCTTAGGGTCGAAAGTCTCCTCGGCGCGCGGCCGCACGCAATGCAGGAACTGCCAGGGCGATTGCAGGTTCTGCTCGAGCGACGGCCACATCGCCGCCGGGATGGCGTCGACACCCCATTTCTCGGCCGCCTGTGCCGCGGTCAGGCGGAACCAGCGCACCATGGTCGTGACGATGCCCTGGTGATTTTCCGCCCAGAAGCATTCGCCGAGCGGCACAGACTTGTAGCGGATACCGCGCGCACCACCGAGCCAGCGCCGGTCGTAGGCGTCAACGTACATGATCGCATTACCGAAGGCGCCGAGCGACTTCCAATTCGAGTAGTTCTGCGCATGGAAGTTGGCGACCGGGCGGTAGCGGTAATCAAACAGGATATCCGTGACCTGATCGAACCATTCGCGCGTCTCGCGGTCCTTCATGACATAGCGGTCGCTGCGCAGCCCATGCCATTTACGGTTCTTCGGCGTGACCAGCGAGTCGGCGATGGCACAGAATTGCTTGAGCGCCAGGCCGCCGGTGGCGTCGACCTGCTGCTGCGTTTTCTTCATGCCGGGCCAGTTGTATGACCCGTAGAAGAACGTGTTGCGGAAGTCGGGCACGAGGAGGATTGCCGCCTCCTCCCACTGCGCGGCAAAGATGTTGCGCCAGCTCGTCAGCTCAGTGGGAGGAGG